TGATTAAGCCATCAAATAGAATGCCTAATGCCGGAGAATAGACGGGATTTAGCGGGAAAAGGCGGGATTTAATGGGAAAAATATGAAAGAGGGATTACATAGTGTGTAATTAAATGACCGGTATTTTCTTGTAAATTATTGTAAAAAAACTGCTTCTTTTTAATAATCATTATCTGATATTCAATGTAAAAAAATACTAGGCTCTTACATGACAGACAAGATAAGGAGCCTTACTATGTTGCATCTTCACATAATCCGGTATGTAGAATCCTATGATTTCAAAGCCCAACCGGATAAACCTGATAGCTTTTCAAATAACTGGAAAAATAATAGCCTCGACGATTTCATTTTGCTGAATGATGATACGGAGCTTTTCAAATGCAAATGTCAGAGCGTTGCAAATTATTGCTTCGGTGATATGCTGCCCGGAGATACTGTTTCCTACGGAGACAGCATTGCTGCCGGAGATTTTACCGTGCGGTGCTTCGTGCCTCCGCGGAAATTTCACGGACAAATCCACGCTATTACGCAGACTGTCGATATTGACGGTCAAAGAATAGATCATAACGCGATGCAGACTACGAAAGGCGGCTATCAGACCGGGCGCTGGCTCATACATGATCGGTTCTCATTTTCAAAAGGAGCAGACACAACCTACGCATGGAGCGCGGGCTGCTTCATTCTCTCATCCAAAGACTTGGAAGATTTCAATCAAACACTAAAAGCACACGACGTACAAGCCGGAGACGAAATTGTAGGCACGTTATCCGTGCAAGGAAGCGTAATCTAACGCAGCGAACAAAGTAGCTTTTAAGTATATCGCTTACTTTTGAAGACCTTATGAAGCGGCTGGAGGTATCGCCGCTTAAAAATAAAAACTCATAACGGAGGTACCATTGTGGAACAACAAGCAGAAGCGAAAAAGGAAATCAGCATGAAAACCGTGTCCAACATTATGGCGGGAGTTGGGATTTTACTGGTTATCGTATCATTTATCTTGAATGCGTGCGGCATTACGCATATTGCAATGACTGATGCGCTGCTCGCCGGAGGCTTTTGCAAGGGGGTATTTTTGCCGGTTGACGCGTCGATCTGGATAAACAATATCTTCAAAGGAAAAACCGACGATGTTCGCTAAGATTAAACAGACAGGCATTATTCTTTGGGCAGCCATCGCTTCGGCGGCTGCCGTTATCGGGTTTATCCTGTTGAACCGCCGTAGTAAAGAAGATGAGCAAACAATAGAGGAGAAATCTCATGCTGCAAAAGAACACACGAGACAAGAAATTGAACAAACGCCTGCGAGCGATCTTGCTGCTGCTTCCGCTTGTGCTGACACTTTACGCCGAGAAAAGCAATCCATCACCGACCGCTTCCGGCTCGAAGTTCGGCATCGACTTAACGAGAAACTACACGGGGCAGGAAGTTCAGGAACTCCTTGATATTGTCGTTGAAGAAGCAGAAAAGAGTATCACGGAAGCGTATAACGCTGGTTATAAACAAGGCGTCCTTGAATATAAACCCGACGTTGCGTATTGGAAAACACAAGCGGAAGGCTTTGAAACACTTTTGAAAGCGGAACGGCGCAAAAAGTGGCTATGGAGTTTAGGCGGGGTAAGTATCGGATTGGCGGGAGGAGTCGGCATCGGAATTGCGCTGCAATTAAGATAGCCTTGAATGGTGCATAAATGGAAATAGTCAAATTTATCCTTGCTTGTATCGGCAGCTTTATAGCAACCGCTGGATTTTTCGGCGGGCTTTGGGCAAATCATAAAAAGAAGATTGAAACAAAAATAGCCGGTGTACAAAGTGCTGCTGATGCAAAGATTGAAAAGCAGGAAGAGCGCATCGAAAAACTTGAGAACGTCGTTGCGGATCTTCAAAAGACTGTAAGCGAGGGCCTTGGTCAGCGGTTAAGTAATATCGAAGGAGAGATGAAAGGCATGAATAATATTTTAAAGCAGATTCAAGGCTGGTTCATCAATAACACGAATGTATCGCGGAAGCAGGTATCACGAATAATACTCAGGAAGGAGATTTAGGGCAGATGGACAATATATTTTTACCGAACCAACGCAGTATCATTTTGCAGGGACTTGAAAAAGACGCAAGCAGGACGCTTTCAAACGAAATACTCCAGCGGCTTTTAAAAACATACGGACATACGGTCAGTCTCGCTGATGTGAATACGCTTATCAATTGGCTTGAAGTGCGCGGCTTTGTTATGACAGAGCGGCTTTCCGATAAAGCCTTAGTACTCGCTCACCTTACCCGCGCAGGGCTGGATGTCGCGCTCGGTTATTGCCGGGTAGAAGGCATTGAGCCGCCTTTTATGGATTAAGCGCTTTACGAGAGGGTAAAAAGATGGGACAGAAAAGCGCCGTTGATAAGCTGCCTGAACCGTTACGCAAGCACCTGATCGAGCTACTGAACCGGCCGGACGTAACCCAGCTTGAAATAGTAGACGCCATCAATGCGGAAGCAGGAGAGCCGCTGATCTCAAAAAGCTCCTTAAACCGCTATGCACTTAGAATGAAAAAATTTGCCGAAAAAAACCGGCAAGCCCGCGAGGTTGCGGAAGCCTATTTGGAAAAGTACGGCAGCGACACGCGCAATAAGCTGGGTAAAGTAGTAAATGAGCAAATACGGCTTGTCGCTTTTGACCTTATCTGTGAACTGGAGGAATTAAAAGAAGAGGCAGCAGTTGACCCGAAGCTGATGACCGAAGTGATTTTTAAAGTCTCCCGCGGATTGAAGGAATTGGAACACGCTGAAAAACTCAATGCCGAGCGGGAAGATGCCATCAAAGAACTCATCCTCAAAGAGACAGCCGCAAAGGTTGAAGCGGTTGGAAAGAAAAAAGGCGTGAGTAAAGAAGCGATGCAAACCATTCTTGCCGAAGTGTTTAGGATACAAGCATGACCATCTCGGAAGCATTAAGCAAAAACATCTTGCTTGACTACCAAAGCCGCTGGCTCCAAGACACGGCAAAGGTAAAGGTCTGGGAAAAAAGCCGCCGTATCGGGGCTTCGTATGTAGAAGCGCTCTATGCGGTATTACTGTCAGCGCTTTCACGCACTGATGGCGGGATGAACTGCTACTATCTTTCGTATGCAAAAGAGATGACGCAGCAGTTTGTCAATGATGCCGCATTTTGGGCAAAGCTTTTAAACATCGCCTGTTCCGATATGGAAGAGACAGTGATTAAAGATGAAGATAAAGACATTACCGTTTACAAAATCCGCTTTGATTCAGGGTTTGAAATTTGGGGTCTGCCGTCTGTACCGCGCTCGCTTCGCTCAAAGCAGGGACATGTCGTTATTGATGAGGCGGCATTCTGCGATGATTTATCGGAACTGTTAAAAGCAGCGTTAGCCCTTTTGATGTGGGGCGGCTCGGTTGCTATTTTAAGCACTCATGACGGGGAAGATAATCCGTTTAATGATTTAGTCAAAGAGATTCACGATGGCAAAAAAGAGTACTCCCTGCACCGAACCACGATTGATGATGCCTTGAGCGACGGCTTATACAAGCGCATTTGTGAAGTCAAAGGAGAGGTATGGAGTGCGGAAAAAGAAGCGGCGTGGCTTGCTTCGCTCATTAAAGATTACGGCGATGGCGCGGATGAAGAATTATATTGTGTGCCGCGTGCAAACGGGACGCAGTATTTCCCTCGTTCCCTCATTGATAGCGTCAAAAAAGATGCGCCGGTATTCCGGTTTACCGAAAGCGATACCTTCACGTTTGAAAGCGAGTGGAAGCGGGAGCGCACCATTCAAAAATGGTTTAAAGAGATAAAACCGGTTTTACAAGGAACGCGCAATCCTGTTGTTATCGGTGAAGACTTTGCCCGCTCCGGAGACTTAACCGTTATCTGGCTTGATGAAATACTGAAAGAGGGCGTTTCTCAAACACTCTGTGTAATTGAATTGCGCAATATTCCGTTTGCCCAACAATGGCAGCTGATACAGCTTGTTGGAAATACAGTGAGTAATTTGGAAGGCGCCGCCTTTGACTCACGGGGAAACGGACAGATGATTGCCGAACTTGCCGCGCAGGAATGGCCGGGGTATGTGTATCAAGTGATGCTTTCACGCAAATGGTACGCCGAGTATTTTCCCAAATTAAAAAGCGCGTTTGAAGAAAAGACGACAAGCGTGCCCGACGATCTTTTTATCCGTGATGATTTTAAGGTTGTAAAAGTTGTACAGGGAGTCCCGCTTGTTACTGAACGCACCGGCGCAAGTAGAACAAGACGGCACGGTGATGCGTGCATTGCCAAAGTGATGGCAAAGTATGCGGAACTGCAAAGCGCTGAAGCGGGGTATCAGCCGTATGCGTATGAGCCGGTTAAAACAAGAACGACATTTGGACTAAAAGGAGTTGATCCATGGGATGGCTGGGACGATTAACCGGCAAAGCCGGAAGCACTACAGAACGCAAAAACACGCACGGCTTAACCGAACAGCGGGCAACGCCGGTTGCCAACTCTAACCGCGACTTATGGTCGGGCGGTTTAGTTGCCGGGCTTACCCCGGAGAAGCTGGCATCTCTTTTAGATACGGTGCGCCGCGGAGACGTTCCGGCGGAGTATTTGGAGATTGCCGGAGAGTTGGAAGAGCGCGATGCGCATTACCGTTCAGTGCTTTCAACCCGCAAACACGCCGTTGAAGGACTGGAACTGTATGTGCAAGCAGGAAGCGATGATAAAGAAAGCCTTGCAATCGCCGATGCCGTCAGTGAAGATATTGCGCAGCACGCCGATTGTATGGATTTAATTAAAAACACGCTTGACGCTTTAGGTAAAGGCTTTAGCGTCAATGAAATTATCTGGGAAACTTCCGGCTCGCGATGGAAACCGCAAACCTTTTATTTCCGTGATCCGCGCTGGTTCGCGTACGATAAAGAAACGGGTGTACTATCGCTTCGTGATCCTTACGGTATGGAGCTGCACCCGCTTGAGATGTACAAGTTTATCGTGCATGAGCCGAATCTTCTAAGCGGCAAGCAGATTACCTCCGGTTTGAGTTTTACCGCGCTCTTTTATTGGCTGATTAAAACGTATGACGTAAGTAGTTGGGCAGCATTCGCCGATCGATTCGGCTATCCGGTGAGAATCGGTAAATACGGACGCAAGGCAACAAAAGAAGATATTGCAACCTTAAAGCGTGCCGTTGCCGCAATCGGCGCAGATGTCGGAGCGGTGATCCCCGATTCAATGCTTATCGATATTGTCGAAAGTAAAACAACGGCGAGCAATGCAACTGTGTATCAAGACATTGCCGAGTGGGTTGATAAGCAGCTTTCAAAGCTGGTACTCGGACAGACGGCAAGCGCCGAAGGCACTCCGGGCAAACTTGGAGACAGCCAAGACCAGCAGACGGTCAGACAGGATATCTTAAAAGCCGATGTGCGCCAGCTTGAGCAAACCTTAAACCGCGACCTTGTTATCCCGTATGTCAATTTTAATTTCGGCGAACAGGAACGCTATCCGAAACTCCGTATCAAATACGTCGAACCGAAAAACGTACAGCTCATTGTCGATTCCGTTACGAAGCTCGTACCGCTGGGGTTAAAAGTAAAGGCGCAGGAAATACACGCACTGTTAGGGCTTTCCGCTCCGGAAAAAGACGATGAGATACTCACTGCGCTGAATCCGTATCAAACGGAACTGAATACGCACGGGGCGCTCTCCGGCTCCATTGCACTCAATGCAAGCGGCGTTTCTTCCTACGCAAGCGATGATGATGAACTGCCGGAAGAAAACGAGCAAGACTTTATCGCTATTACCGACGATATTGCAGCAGTACTGGAACAAGCAGCGGATAAAGCGACCGATTTTACGAGCTTTGGAGCGGAACTTGAAAAGCTGGTAACCGGCTGGAGCCCCGCAAAAATAGCCCGCACAATGGCAATCGCATTTTTTAAGGCTCGTGCCGAAGGCGATGCCTATTTTGACAAGGAAGATGAATAGTATGGAACTCACTGAAAATATCAATCTATTACAAGGTGATTGTATAGAGCTGCTACCTAAAATCCCTGACAGCAGTATCGACGCAATTATTACCGATCCGCCGTATGGCTATCTGAAAAATCAAAAGCTCGATGTTCCTTTTAATGAACCTATCTTTTTCAACGAAGCAAAGCGGGTATTAAAACCTTCAGGTTTTATCTTGCTCTTTGGACGGGGGACTGCCTTTTACCGTTGGAACACGATGCTTGCCGATTTAGGCTTCGTTTTCAAAGAAGAGGTTATCTGGAATAAAGTACAAACAACCAGCCCCGTATTACCGCTTTCCCGTGTTCACGAAACAATCAGTATTCATTGTAAAGGTAAGGGAAAAATCAACAAGGTACGCGTTCCGTATTTGGAGATGAAAGGGCATGATATAGGCGCAATAAAACAAGATATTAAGCGGCTGATGAGTGTCCTTAGTAATAATAAAAGTCTTGCAGCCGTTATGACATATTTGGAGACAGCGGAAAGAAATGATAGACAGCAACTTCCTACGATGTCTAAAAATATCGTCTCTGTAAGAAAAAATGTGTTGAGCGGAGATAAAGCCTGTAACAGCATGCAATCAATCAATGAGGGATTTAATGAAAAATCAATAATCAATTTTTACAATGAAAATCATATAGGAAAGTATAACTTGTCTACCGCAGAATGTATACAAGACGCAGATAGAAGTTTTTTAACGATGAGAATTATCACGGATGGTTTGCGAGAAAAATCGATCATGCAGCAAGGACGGGAACATTATACTATGCAGCACCCGACACAAAAACCGGCACGGCTGCTTGAGCGGCTTATGGCGTTAGTTACGCAAGAGAATGCGCTTGTCCTTGATCCGTTTATGGGAAGCGCTTCAACCGGCGTTGCTTGCATCAATACCGATCGTCGGTTTATCGGTATAGAGCTGGACGATAATTATTTTGCTATTGCCAAACATCGGATTGAAAAAGCGCTAAAAGAAAAACGGCAAAATCTTTTTGGTGAGCATGGGGAGGCGGTCAATGCCTGATTCTCTTATCCCTGAAGATGCGCTCAACTACATCAAAGATAAAAATTTAAAAGTCGGTTTTTCGTATAAGGATGTCTGGAACGAAGAACACGCTACCGCTTTTACCGTTGCGAAGGCTATGCAGCTTGATGTATTAAGCGATATTAAAAAGGCGGTTGAAAAAGCGCTTGAAGAAGGGCACAGCTTTGAACACTTTAAAAAGAATTTAAAGCCGACACTGCAACAGAAGGGGTGGTGGGGCAAAAAGAAGATGACCGATCCGCTTACCGGAGCAGAAATTGATGCACAGCTCGGAAGCGACCGGCGGCTTAAAACCATCTATAACGTCAATTTACGCAGCGCTTTTCAGAAGGCACAATATGACCGCACGATGGCAAGCGATTTGCATCCCTATCTTATGTACCGTGTCGGTAATGCCCAAAAGCACCGTGAACAACATCTTGCATGGGACGGTCTTATTTTACCGAAAGATGATCCGTTCTGGGATAATCATTTACCGCCAAACGGGTACGGTTGTAAGTGTTACACACGGGCAATCTCGGAGCCGAGAAAGGAGCGCTATGAGCGGGACGGTATAAAAATACCGCCGAAAGCCGACGGCTCAGGAGGCGGAATCCTCAGGGTAAAAACCGAAGCGCCTACTGAAGAATACCGTACATATTTTAATGAGCGTAAAGGAACTGTTGAACGTATTCCCAAAGGTATTACGCCGGGCTTTAACTGGAACCAAGGGAAGATAAGTAGAAATACTGCCGTTTTAGCGGAGTGTATAAAAAAAGCATCTGATAAAATACCGGAACAGTTTAATGCCGTTGTACAAACACTGATGACAAATAGTGCGGCAAAGGCTGCACATATTGATTTTATTGATAATGCCGTATCACGTACCCTTGATAAAAAGTATATAACACCGGTCGGCTTCTTGGATCAAAAAATACAAGCGGCGCTCGCAAAAGAGAATATCCATATCGGTAATCAAAATCTTATCTTCTTGGAAGCCGGATTAGTGCAGAGCGCTAAATACTCTAAGCGCCACGCAGAAACCGGCAATGCTCCCGATGTTTTTGATTGGTATAATATCATGGATTATCTTATTGATGCATCGATTTATTATGACGGTGAAAAGCTTATTTTCTTAAAGAAAAAAACTGAAAGTAAATATATGAAAATCGCCGTCGATGTGAGTATGAGAAATAAGGGACATAAAGGCGTTTCTTTAATGTTGCCGAAAATAGATACGATGTATGAACTTGATCTTTCAACCGAACTGGATAGAGGCCGTAATGAATATCAGCGTATCATCGAAATGAAGAAAATACGATGAGCAAAGGCGGCCGGATTCGAACCGACTGCCCTCGCCTTACGCTTCCCTCGCTCCTATACAGGGGGTCTTCCTTTGCTCATCATACAAGAAGCATAACGCAATCGCCTCTAAAAGTCAAAGTATTTTTTTAATCACTGTTAAAACACCTCACCGCTCTTTTTTTGCTACAGTATAGTCATCCTCGTCCGGTATGACAGTACCCGCTCATATTGGAAAACTCCTTACAAAGGAAAACGTCCCCGCCGGAGGACTCATATCCGGCATCTTTATCATCTAAAGGAGGAAGCATGAAAGGTTTTGGAAAAGCATTGATCAGCATTTTTGCACTCGTGCTTATCGCACTGTGCGCATTTGTCTTGCTCATCATCGCGTTTATCCCGTCCGCTGCTCTTGCAAAAACTTTAGCAATCGTCTTGCCTTTGTGCATCATCGCCGGCGCTGTCATTGCGTTGTGGTGGCCGATAAGACATTTTGCAGCTTTTGTAAAAGCGCATACTGCTGCAACAGGGGTTTAGTGTTAAGCGGGGCAGCTTACGAGCTGTCTCGCTTTTTTAGGAAAAATGGAAGGAATCGAGTAGAAAGTTACGGTAATTTCCAGCTTCTATCTGCAACACACTATGACAGGCGAAGCAAAAACTTATGGAGTGGCACACACTGATAAACGTATGGTAGACTTTATCGTACAGAGCTCCATTGATTTACTTAAAAAGAGCGGGGTTTTATTAAAAAACATAAAAGCACTCGATCCGTTTACAGGAGACGGCGTGTTTTTGGAATCGCTTTTATCTCATAATGTTGGATATGTTTCAGCATATGAAATTCGATGTGAGCAATGTGCAAGAACAAGCAATACATACGGTAAGCGCGTTGAGATTCATTGTGTTGATGCTTTTAAAATGCATCCGAGAAACTTTAATCTGTTTATAGGGAATCCCCCCTATGGAAAATGCACGAAAGATGCCGAAATTGATAGACGAATTCGCGAAACATACGGCGGGTGTGCGATAAATCAGCAAGCACTGTATGATGGATATGTTCGTGCAATTCGTTGGGCAAGTGATAATTTGAAACGAGGCGTCATTGCCTATATCGTAAACAGTAGTTTTATTGATTCTATTGCCTTTACCAATTTTCGAAAGTGTGTTGCATTAGAGTTTAAAAGCATACATATCGTAAATTTACGCGGGAATCATCGTACAAGTGGTGAAGTATGCAAAAAAGAAGGTGGTAATGTATTCGCTAACGAATGCAGAACCGGGATAGCAATGCTATTTTTAGAAAAATAGTAACTACTCCTCCGGCTTACACACCTTGCAAGCGTATACCCTCGATAACCATAAGGAGCGATAAAACATGAAGCAAAAAGAAGTATCTGTTTTAGATTTTAATGCCATTGACTGGGATATGGTCAATCAGGAAAAAGCAGCCTTTATTCATACTGAAATCTTGCAATACAACAAAGAACTTATCGATCATATGAATATTGTTACTTCAAAAGTGCTCGGTTTATTTTCGTTGTTTTTGCCTTTACTGGTAGCATTGGCGGTCTTTCTTATCTTTAATCTTTCGACTCTTCCGCAGGCGATGCGAATAACCGGTATTGTAGCGGCTGTGTATCTTTTTATACTGTTACTCCTGCTCCTGTATGTGTTACTGCCGAAAGCTATTGTGCCGCTTAACGGGAGCCCTCGCGCTTATTTTTCTCAAGACTTTTATAAACGTGATATACGAGCAATCCTTATAGGCAATATTACTTCTATGTACACAAGTATTGAGAAAAATAAAAAGATAATACACAAACGCGGGAAGGTGTGCATTATCGCCTTATATGCGAGCGCTTGTTTCCCGGTTGCGATGCTTCTGCTGTATGCGGTTTTATATTCTGTGAATTAAGCGCTATTTCACTTTCTTGCCGCGGCTTCGGTATGGAAGAAAGTCAATAATTTAGGAGAATTGATATGAAGAAAATCGACTATGATAAGCTCATTTCATTATTGGAATCAGCTGGATACGATGTGCACATGATCGGCCAAGACCGGTATTTTATCGATAGGGATGACCGGCTCGGCATACAGATTAACGCAAGCCGACCGATAACAAAAGACGAACAAGATTCGGTTAAGGATTTTCTCGCACAGAATAACGGAAACAACAATCCTTAAATTCAGTACTTACTCTCTTTTTATATGTTTGATTTAGAAGGTAAAGAAGCGGCAGTAACCCTCGCCGTATATCAAAAAGAAATGGGCAAACCATACACGCAAACGCTGAAAGATTTTATTACAGCCAATGCGGAAAAACTTTCCGAAGATGATGCCTTGCTGCTTTTAATATTTGCTTGCAGTACCGCAGGCTGCGTACAAGAAGCAAAACGGCAAGCAGCGGATATAATAAAAAGCGTGCCCTTACACTGAATGTTTTTGTATAAACTCTAACGCAGCCTTTGCTTCATGTGCTGTTATGGTGTAATGGCTCGGTCGATTATCTGTAACGGCAGTCTCTAACAACTTAATGATCGCAGCAAGATTTACCTCTTGCTGCTGCTGAAGTAAGTATACAACTGTTTTTCCAATCGTAATATCAATCACTTTTACTGC